GAGGTTGATCCTGACACGGGGGAGTTGTTCTACGAAGAGGTCGTGATCAGCGTCCCCCGCCAGTCGGGCAAGACGACGCTGCTACTTGCGCTGATGATCTGGCGCTGCCTGCATATGTGCCGCCGGCTGGGCACGCCGCAGACAGTGACGTATCTGGCGCAGTCCGGCAAGATGGCCCGGCGCAAGTTGGAGCGGGAGTTCATTCCGCTGTTGCGCAAGGCGACCGGGCTGCGTGAGGTGCCGCACTCTCGAGCTCGACCGGAGCGCGACACGGACTGGAAGCCGTCGCTCAACAACGGCAGCGAGCACATCCTGTTCGGCACCGGGTCGTTCCTGCAGATCGAGGCACCGACGGCGACGGGTTCGCATGGTGACGTGCTCGACATGCCGGTGATCGATGAGGCGTTCGCCCGTCAGGATGACATCGTGGAGCAGGCGGTCGATGCTGCCACGGTCACCAGGCGTTCGCCGCAGACGTACGTGATCTCCACGGCCGGCAACCGCCTGTCGACGTTCTTGTGGCGCAAGGTGCTCGCCGGTCGGCGCACGGTGACCGAGAGCCGCTCAAGCCGTTCGTGCTACATGGAGTGGTCGTTGCCTGATGATGCCGACTACCGCGACCCCGAAGTGTGGGCGCAGTATCTGCCGGCGTTGGGGCATACGATCACGGTCGCTCGCCTGTTGTCGCGTTTGGAGAAGGCGCTCGCCAACCCTGACGAGGTGGACGATGAAGGGTACGAGCCGGGACTACCCGGTTTCCTTCGTGGGTACATGAACCGGTGGGTGGACCCGCCGCAGTTGACGCATGATGTGCGCCCGTCGGAGATTGCACCTGAGGTGTGGATGAGCTCGACGCTGGTGGATGCGAGTTCGCAGATCGTGGGCCCGTGTGTGATCGGTGTCGGCGTCGGACTGAACGGTCTGTCGGCGTCGTTCGTGGTTGCTGGTCGCAACGCTGCCGGCCGGGTGCATGTCGAAACGCTGGTACGTGACGCCGAGCTGTGGCGGTTCGAGGCCCGGTTGCGTGAGTTCGTGCAGACCTGGCAGCCGTCGTCGGTCGCCTGGTACAACAACGGCCCATCGAGGGCGTTCGCCCCGGAGATTCAGCGGGCAACCGCACTGTGCACCACCTCGGCGCCGGTCCCGCTCAACGGGTTGGAGTGGCGTGCTGCGTGTGCGGCGTTCGTGCGTGCCGTTGGCGATGCGCAGATCGTGCACCTCGGTGATCTGCTGCTGGAGGATTCGGTGCGGGGCGCGTTCCGCCGTGAGGTGGGTGACGGGTGGGAGTGGGATCTTGCCGGCGCCCGCACTGACATCACGGCGCTACTGGCCGCGACGGCGGCGGTGCGTGCGGTGGAGACGCTGGCCGAGCCTGAGAAGCATCAAACATGGTTCTACTGATCGGAGCGTGGTGAATGGGTATCTTCCGTCGCTCTCGCCCGGTTGACCAGGTGGAGGATCGCACAGCAACGCTCGGCGCGCTGCAGGCCATCCTCGATCGCAGCAACATGACCGCCGCCGGTGTCTCGGTCACTCAGGAGAGTGCGCTGTCGTCGTCGGCTGTGTGGGCTTGCCTGGAGTTGATCGCTGGCGTCGGTTCGACGTTGCCGCTTGACGAGTTCACCACGAAGGCCGGCACGCAGGTTGCGGTGAATCTGTCGGCGCTGTTCGCTGATCCCGACCCTGACCCGTCGATCACTGCGGTGGCGTTCCGTGCGCAGATCTTGCGTAGCGTCGCCGCTCGTGGCAACGCGTACGCTGACCTGCTCGGCGCGGAGATGGGGCAGCCGACCGGTGCGGTGACGATCCACCCGGACCGGGTTCGGTGGGACTGGGATCGCACCGAGCGCCGCTATCAGGTGTTCGTCGACGGCAAGTTGCGCGAGCGTTGGCCGTTCGGTGACCTGTGGCACTTCGCGCTGTTCCAGCCGCCGGGCTCGCCGATCGGTCGCAACCCGATCGAGGTGCAGCGTCAGACGATCGGCGCATCGTTGGCGGCGCAGCAGTTCGGTGCCCAGTTCTTCGACTCTGGCGGTCACCCGACAGTGTTTCTCAAAATGCCCGGCGCCGACCCTGGAGTGGAGGAAGCGAAGGCGCTCAAGGCCCGCATCATTGACACCACCCGTGGCAGCCGCGAGCCGATGCTGATGCCGAACGGGTGGTCGATGGAGAAGGTCGACATCCCGCCAGACGATTCGCAGTTCTTGGAGACGCAGCGGTTCGGTACCGAGGAGATCGCTCGTGCGTTCCTTGGCGGGTTCCCCGAGCTGATCGGCTCAGCCGTCTCGGGTGGTGGGTCGCTGACCTACGCGAACCGCGAGCAGCGCATGGCGGACTTCATCGCCTTGTCGTTGTCGCCGAAGTACCTGATACCGCTCGAGCAGGCGTTGTCGACGCTGGTGCCCGCCGGCCGCTACGTGAAGCACAACGTCGACGCGCTGCTCCGGAGCGACCTGAAGGGCCGCTACGAGTCCTACAAGCTCAGCGCCGAGGTTTCGTTCCTGATGGGGGAACCACTCATGACCGTCGACGAGATGCGCAGGCTGGAGAACCTCCCTGCGCTCACTGCCGAGCAACGGACATCGGCGCCGACCGCGGCAAAGACCACCGATCGCAGCCTGTCTGTCGCTGAGGTGATCCAGAAGGTGTACCTGGGCGTTGGCAAAGTCATCACCGCCGACGAAGCCCGCAAGATCATCAACGCAGCTGGCGCCGACCTCGACGTGCCTGGTCCTGACCTGGCCGCAACGACATCATGAAGGAGGCCGCTGATGCGTGACCTACTGACCCGCTCCCTTCCTGATGCCGTGCGCGAGCGTCTGGCCGCCGACACCCCGACGCTGGTCGCTGCCGGGCTCGCCGCCCGCAACGCCGGCGACGTGGTGGAATCGCGCGGCTACAAGATCGAAGCACGCGCCAACGCTGACGGCACCTACCACGTGTCCGGCTACGCGACCACGTGGGACACCTGGTATGACGTCGCTGGCGGCGCCCCGTACGGCTGGTCGGAGTCGATCGCCAAGGGCGCAGCAACGAAGTCGCTGGCCGAGCGCGACGACGTGCGGTTCTTGCTCAATCACGAGGGGATGCCGCTCGCTCGCACGAAGTCGGGCACGATGACGCTCACCGCCGACGATATGGGCCTGTTCGTCGACGCGCCGAACCTCGACCTGCGCAACCCGTCCGCCGCTGAGCTGCAATCCTGCCTCGACCGTGGCGACGTGGATCAGATGTCGTTCGCGTTCATGGCCACGTTGCAGGAATGGAACGAGGACTACACGCAACGGCGCATCCTCGAGGTTCGCCTGTTCGACGTGTCCGCCGTGACCTACCCGGCGAACGAGGCAACGATCATCGGCCTGCGCTCCGCTGCGCCGGCCGCCCCCATCGAGCCGACCGAGCGTGGCATGTCGCTGCGCCTGGCTCTCGCGCTGGCCGACTCGCTCGGCTGATCACGAAACGGCAGACGCCGCCGAGACGCCGCACGGACGCCGCCCCAACGAGGGCACGTCACCTGTGCACGTCACCCTCGCGCACGTCACCCGGCCGCCCCAACAACCCCACGACCTCCACAAGGAGTACACCCCATGTCCGATTTCCTCACCGTTCTGCGCACCAAGCTGCAGACCAAGATCGACGAGCGCACCGCGGCCAAGGCCGCACTCGATGCGATCCTCGCCGCCCCCGCCACCGAAGGCCGCGCCGACCTGACCGACGCCGAGACGGCTGCGTTCACCGAGGCCCGCGCCAAGGTCAACGCCCTCGACACCGAGCTCGACGGTGCCGACGGCATCAAGGCCCGCATTGCGGACCTGGAGCAGATGGAAGCCCGCCGCCACGAGGCAGCCGCCAAGGCACCGACCTCCCCGGTCCGGGTGGGCGCCGAAGCTCGCACCTACTCGCTCGAAACCGAGCGGCGCGACGGCGTGAACTTCCTCGCCGACCTCGTGAACCGGCGCGACGATCCCGGTGCAGCGCAGCGCATCCAGCAGCACATGGCAGAGGAGCGCATCCACCGCCCCGGTTTGGAAGCCCGTGCCGTCGCAACCACCGCGTTCGCCGGGCTCACCGTGCCGCAGTACCTCACCGACATGGTGGCCCCCAAGCGCAAGGCTGGCCGCCCGTTGGCGAACATCGCCAACAAGCACATGCTGCCCGCTCAGGGCATGACCGTGGAAATCTCGCGGATCACCACCGAGTCGTCGGCCGCGGTGCAGACGCAGAACGCGGACACGTCCGAGACGAACATGGACGACACCACGCTCTCGGTGCCGGTGCTCACCTTCGCCGGCCAGCAGACCGCCAGCATCCAGGCGATCCGCCGTTCGACCGGCGTCGATACCACGATCATCGCCGATCTGCTCGGCAACGTGGAGACGCTGCTCGATCAGACGATGATCCGAGAGGCAACGGTCGGCCTGAACGCCGTCACCGACGCCAACCTCGACATCGCCTACACCGACGCAGATCCCACCGCCGCCGAGCTGTGGCCGAAGCTGTTCGACGCCATCCAGCAGGTACAGACCAACCACTACGGTGGCGTGTCGCACTTCGTGATGCACCCCCGCCGGTTCTGGTGGCTGGCATCGAACGTGGGCACCTCGTTCCCGTTTGTCAACCTGATCGGCGCCGGCCCGCAGTCCGGTGGCGGCGTCACCTCGTACGGCTACGGCGAAGGCCCCTCCGGCTACCTGGCCGGTCTGCCGGTGATCGTCGACGCCAACGTCGACATCCGCTACACGGCAGGCACCGGCACCGCCGGCACCGAGGACGCGATCTACGCGGTCACCGCCGACGAGGTGCACCTGTGGGAAGACGACACCGTGGTGATCGAGGCGAAGGAGACCGCTGCTGCCGCCCTGGGCGTGCTGTTCGTGGTCTACAAGTTCGCCGCCTACACCGTCGGCCGCTACCCCAACGCCCACGCCCGCATCAATGGGTCGGGTCTTGCCACCCCGTCGTTCTAGAACGTAGGGGTAGCTAGCCCTAGTCAAAGTTCTGATCTCCCTGGTCAGTCGGTTCCGTCCCCACCGCCCGTTCTGCGGTCGGTGGGGCACCGATGCTCACTGATCCCCCGAGCGACGATTGGAGGCCCACCGTGGCCCGACTGGAAGTGTTGCAGCGTGAACGTGCCGGCTACGTGTCGCGTGGTCTGGCCGACCGGGTGAAGCAGGTTGACGCCGTGATTGCGTCGCTCGCCCCCGCCCCTGTGGTGGAGGTGCCTGAGGCGTTGCCGCCGACGGTGGAGACGGCTGTGCCTGCGAAGCCGAAGGGCCGCCGGGGCTGATGTCGAACCTGACCGTGGCCGCATGGCGCCTCTGGAAGGGCGCGCCAACTGAGCCGCCCGACCCTGTGGTGCAGGCTGCGATCGACGC